GTACAACGCGATCGCGCCGGCCGCCAGCGGACCCGGCCAGCTGCCCGGGATCGAGGTCGTGACCGTGACCACGCCGGCGGAGGTCGAATAGATGTAATTCGTCGAGCTGGCGGTCAGCGCCACGGTGCCGTTCGCCACCGGCGTGGGCACGCCCGCTGGCCGGATCACGCCGCCGAGGTAGCCCCAGGTCAGACCGATCGAGGTCACCTGATCGCGCCCGAACGCGGTGCCCGGCGACGCGGCGTCGAATAGCGCATTCGCCGTGATTTCCTTGCCGCCTTGCGAGGCGGAGATCAGCGGCAGATTGGTTGGATTGTCGGCCATCGCGTTTCCTTTTTCAGACGGGTTTGATCAGGTCGCAGGACATTCCCGACGGCCCCGTGGACGTGATGTTGATGTAGTACGTGGTCGACGGTAGGAGCGTCGGGTACATGGTCGGCGCCGGGTTGCCTTCCATGTAGAAATTGACCGTGACCGTGTTGCCGGTCGATTGCCCGTATGGCCCCAGCGGCGTCCCGCATGGCGTCGCGCTCAGGGTCATGTGGCGCGAGGTCGCCGGATCGGCGTACTCCGACGCGGATACGACGCCGATTCCCGGCTGCGACGCGCCCGTGGTGAGCTCGATCACCCACACCTGATTCTCGTCCATGCCGGAGTTGTAGAGTCGGACCGGCGTGGCCCAGTTGAACGTGCTGGACGTGATCGGCAGCGCGCACCCTCCAGACGGCGGAGGCGGCGCGGAGTTGTACGGCGGCACCGGCGCGAGCGGCGCGGTATCGCTGGCCCCGCTGCCGGGAATAATCGCCGGCGTCTGCACGCCAAGCTGGTAAGCGCCGACCTGGCCGACGGTCACATACACGTTGAGTTGATCCGCGCCGAAATCGGTAACCTGTTGCGCCGACGTATAGTCGACCGTCTGCGCGTTCGTAACCTCGATGATTCGCGCCACCAGCGTGAACGTCGAATCCCAAATCTGAACGATGTACTTTTCCGAAGGCTCCGATAGCGGTACGTCGGCGAAGTCGACCCAGGCGCCGCCAATGCGCGTACGCCGTTGCCAGTTGATCCGTACCACGCCATCGAACGGATCCACCGGGCCGCCGCCCACCGCGGTCGGCGAGTACGGGCGCAGCGCTGCGCCGGTGTTCGTGAACGTGATCGGCGGCGCGCCGGCGAGCGTGCCGCCCGCCGTGACCGCCTTGTAAATCCGCGACTGGCCGAGTTCGCCAGGACTGGCGTCATAGTCGTACGCCGGGAACGCCACGAACCGCTCGCCGGCCGCGTGCCCATACATCGCCCATTCGGTGCCGCGCCGGCCGCGCAGGAGGTTCGTGAGCGTGTACTGCCCGACACCGACCTCCGTCGCGGTCATCCACTGGAATTCCTCGTTGCCGATCAATCCGGGATTCGCGCCGCCGAGCAGCTCGTCGAGCGTACAGGACGAAAGTTCCGAGCCGCCCGGCCCGAGCGTAACCGTGACCGATGACGAGGCGTCGATCACGTTACCACCGCCGAATGGCGCGAGCACGCCGTCGGCGGTGCCGACGATCGCCTGCGTCGAGATGGTGGCGATCTGTGCGTAGCTGGTACCGAGCGCGTCGGACGACTTGAAGATGGACGCCGACGGCCACGGCGTCGCAACGGTCGGCGAAACCGCGACATAAAACCCGTTCGAGAAATCGGTATCCACGACCAGCGGGATATCCAATAGCGCCATGTTCGACAGTTGGAATATTGGCGGCGTTATCGGCGTGAAGCCTTCGCCAGGCGCCGGCGTCGGACCTTGAATCCAGACGTTTGAGGAAGTGACCAGACCCTCGAATTTGACCACGCCTCCCACTTCGTCGCCCTTGCGGATCAGCCGCATCAGGTATCCGTTTGCGATCACCACGTCGGTCGGTTCGTTGCGCCAGTACTTGCGCGGCAGCTCGATCGTGGTCCCCACGCGTTCCGTCCACGCGTTGTATAGGATCGTCGCCGCGACGGCCGCCGCTTTCTCGTCGGTCATCACGATCTGGAACGACGCGGACACCGATGATTGCGAGTTGGTCACGACGCGGCGCGCGTACTGCGTCGATACCTGGTAATCGTTTGACGCGTTGATGTAGCGGATGGACACCTGCGACGGTAGGTCTAACTCTTGCGTGCGCTTGACGGTGACCAGCGGCGGCCCCGCGCCGCCGCTAGGCTGCGTCGCCAGCAAGTTGTTGGGGATCGTAAACAGCGGCACGCCTTCGCGCATGACGAAGGTCATCACGCCGGCGCGCTCTACTCCGTCGAATTGATACACCGACTGGAACGGGTTGACGTTATCTCGGCAGGCCGACTGGGAGTCGATAATCGCGCCGTCGACGATTGGCGTCAGCGCGGTCACGTCGTACTGCGCGCCCGCGAGCCCGGCGCGCGACGATAGGTCGCCGATGATCTCGGACAGCGGGATGCCGGCGATCCCCGGAACGAAGCGCGACAGGAGCACCATCGAATCGCCGTAAAACGCGCCCGCATAGCCTTCCTGCGCCAAGCATTTCAAGGTTGCGCGAGGCGGAAATGTTGGATTTGGCGGAGGATCCAGCGTGGCATTGGACGGCCACGGAATGGTCAACGTACCGCCACCCCATTCCGCGAACGTGCCGAGATCGTCGATCTCGAAGATGGAAACCGTTTGTTGGTCGGTGGCCAGGTACCAGAAGTGAACTCCGTCATTCTCGGCGCTCATAAGTCCGTTCGACTGCGAAACCGCTTCCGCGACGCCGTAGGCTTTCAACGAGTATGGCGGATTTACCGGGCCGTCCGCGACAACGACGCCTTCCACGATTTTGTAGTAATGCGTGGCCGGGTATCCGCTCGCCGCCACAAACGACGTGAACGCCCAAAACGTGAACCCGTCTTGCGAGAGGCAACACGCGACCAGGTAAAGCGATCCAGGCACGCCGGCGTCAGCCAGGAAGTTCACGGCGGCGTTGTCTGTGATAACGGCCGCCGAGGCGATCGTGAATCCGCCCAAAAGCAAATTCCAATACAACCCCTGTTGATGGTCAGTGTACTGGTACATTCCAACGCCGCGGACCCCGCCGCCCTCGCCCGTCGGAAACTGATAAACGGCAGGCGACTCCGACGACGAGACGCTCCCGATAAGATCAAACGTGGACTGATCGAAAGCGAGGCCGGCGACTAGTTCTGTGTCCAGCGTATTGACTACGGTCGGGCCGCCGGTCACGATGTTTCCGCTCGCTGGCCAGTCCACCATGATCGGGTAAATATTCTGGTTGGCGGCCCACGCCCCGGTCGTGTAGTTCGACTTGATGATGGACAACAGTTCCGCTTGCGGCGTCGTCGATACTTCAAAGTTGAGCGACGGCAGGCGGTTCCCGAAGTTGGTCAGGTACCAGTCGGTGAATACGACGTAACAGAAGCCGCGATGGGCCGGCGTGTTGCCGACGCCTAGCACCGCCTCCATCGTCGGATCGGGTAGCTGCGTGGAGGTGCCGCGGTAAATAGTGATCGGGATAGACGGCAATCCGGGGTTGCTGCCGGTCGTGTCATAGATCAGCGTCCCGTCGGCCCAGATGCGCTGGATCCGGTCGACCGGACCCTCGCAAATCAGGACCGCAAACGATGCCGAGTACGAGTAAGTGGTAACCGATGGTCCGCCCTTGCCGCCCTCGTCTTTGTGCTCCTGGAGTTGCGTCTGCCAAATCACCTGCCCCGGTACGCGCACGCCGCCGTACGGAATCGGGATCATCTTCCCGTACTCCGACCCCTGAAGCTGCAAGTTTTTGAGGCGCGGACCTTCGGCGCCCTTCTGGAACATCGAGCCGATCGCAGAACCGATCGCCCAGCCCATCGACGCGCCCATCGGGCCGCCAATAAACGAGCCGAAAACCGCGCCGACCGATCCGAGTACGATGGAAGCCATTAGGCGGTTACTCCACGATATCGGTACGCACACACGACGCGCGCCTGCCAGGTTTCGTCCATGCGGTGTTCAACCACGCGGCGCGCCTGCGCGAGCGCGTGCAGCATGTACGGAGGATCGAGCGCCGAGAGGATGGCGAAGTGTTGTGGCTCCGCCTCGAACCGCATCAGGAGAATGTCGCCCGGCAGCGCGGCGCCCTTCGGCGAAACCGGATCCAGATACTCCGCGCACGCCTTGTAAATCATGTCCGCGTTCGGCTGCCGGCCGTAGCCGGCGAAGCGCGCATCCGCGAGCCATTCCGCCGCGCCGGGCACGCCAAGCGCCAAGCCGACGCCGCCCACGTAGCCGATACAGTCGACCGATAGCGCCAGGTTCCGCCCTTGATGGCGCCAGCGCACCCCAAGGTGGCGGCGCGCCTCGGCGACGACTTCGGCGCGCGTCGTCATTGCCCTTGCTTCCCGACCTGGATCAGTTGGTCGATACCGGGCAGGTAAGGCTCGCCGCGAAAGTTGATCACGTTGTCGAACGTATCGTGGCACGTCGTGACTGCCTTGTTGCAGCCGCCTACGATCGTCCCGGTGTCGCCCACTTGGATCGCGTACGGCATCGGCAGTACCAGAATAAATTGCCCGGTCGTATACGACTTCACTTCCATGCGCGCGTTGGCATTGTTGCCGGTCAGCCATTCGACCACGCCGCCGTCGAAATAGCCGGCCGTTCCGCCGAGCGCGGTCACCGTGCCGCCGCCGGTATAGGCCGGGAATCCCGACGTGTCGATGGAAAGCTGGAACACGTCATGCGACCCGTTCGGGTTGTTGTACGTCGTGTTCGTGTTGATCTGCGTCATCCCGCCGGCGCCGGAGATTGTGATGGGCGATCCGGTCGGCAGTACGAGCGAAGGCGAGATCGTGGCCACGCCTGGATTCGCCTGCGTCACGGAGATCAATGAGACGCCGCCCGATGGCCCCGGTTGCGTCAAAGCGGAGGCATACACTGTCTGATTGTCCGGGCCGACGCCGGTCACCGTGAACGCGAACGTGAACGGCGCGAGATCGACCTGACAGCGCGCGTCGCCGAGATTGTTGCGGCAGCCCGGCCCGGTGAGCTCGCCGATTACGCGTGAGTACGCCTGCGTCAGACCGCGAATCTCCGCGGTGAAGTTGTTGCGTCCGACCGATACCTCGCCCAGCCAGCCGACGCGGAGGATTAGCGCGCCTTGCGTCAAGTCCTCATAGTTCACCGCGAAAATCTCGACTTGAGCGTAATCCCAGATTCCGGCGTTCAGGTCGGCTTCGGTGATCGCCGGCGACGTCAGAACGCCGACTAGTTCCAGGTTGTCCACGGAGAGGTCGTCACCGCTCGCAATGTCGCTCCGCGAGTACCCCGTCATCGCGATGTAGTCGACGCCGTCGAACGTGATCACTTCGTCGTGGTCGGTAAAGCCGATGACCTCGCCGGCGCGCGGCGAGTTGTCGGCGAACGTGATTTTCCAGCACGTCGAGATGGTCTGCGCCGGTTGCTCCAGCGCAGTCTGTAGCGCGGTCGAGATCGGGATCATCCCGGATTCCTGACTTCAACAACGCGCAACGATTGCCAGTTGAAGAATGCGCCGGTGCCGTCGAGCCCCATGCGCGGCAGGTCGGCGTCGAACCGGCA